CACTTAAACTGCTGTCTGGTTCAAGAGTATACTTGCCTTGTTCTTTATCACTGCCGTGGTACGTATCACTAACGTTTGTGCCTTTTCCGGTTATCTCACTTATTTCTGAGGCCCAGGAGTCTATTGACGTACCTCCGCCCTCTTGACCATAGTAAGGCCACACTAGGTCATACTTGTTAAGTAGATCGCTCATGGCTTCTATGTTTTCGCGTTCCCAAAACTGGTTCCAAGTTACACTGCCATGTATTTCTTCTTGTACTTCTTCTCGTACTTCTTCCCAGATGTTACCTTGCTCGGCAACTTCATCCTCTATGAAGTCATCTTGTTCAGCGTCGTCTAACGATTCAAAGTTTTCGTCGCCTTCCAACTTAGCCCGTACCAATTCGTATTCTTCGTCACTCATTTTGTCCATTACAAGCATGGATTCATAGTCCATGAGATCTTCAATTACGGCTTCACGAAAACGCTCGTCGTCTACTGGTTGTAGGCTTTCCCAAGCATAATTATCACCATCATAGAATCTAACAATGTCATCTAGTGTGCCAATTGGTTCGTCATAGTCCATATCTGGTTCATCACCATATTCATCAGACTCACGCTGTGTGTCGACAAATATAAGTTCTAGCTCAAAGCCAGCACGTACACCTTGGGCTTCGTCGCTTTTAGCCCAGGAACGCAATGCACTAGGGCTCATATCAACTTCAAGCAAGTCTTCTTCTTTGATTGCTTGATACTTTTCTAAAAGGCTTTCTTCTAGTGTAGTTGCTTTGAGTCTTTCGCCAGTGTCTGTTACTTTTATATTTGGAAAAAATTTGGCAAAGTCTGTCCATATTTTACGACCTTGTGGTGTTTGATGTTTATCACTGTAAAGTGTTTTAAACTTATCAACCAAGAAAGCATAGACTTCCGTAGCACGTACTGTGCCATTGCTTCTTACGTTGCCAATTGCTACACCGTCTTTCATGTTAGTAAATGCAACATAGAAAACTGCACGGTCTTTGTTGTCAACTAGAAACATAAGTGTATCAGCACCTTTGGTAAAGGTGACTACGTTAAAGCCTTTAAAGTTGCCACCATCTCTGCGGTTACCAATTTTGTTTGGTGCATGATCTGTATAAAAATAATCTATACTCTGTTGGGTTTTATCCCCATCTAGTTTCATATCACCCCAGTCTTGTGGAGCTTCTTTTAGTGTTCGCTTTTTGTATTTTCTACCAGGTTTGGTTTTGTTTACCAGATCCATGTTGAGATTTAAACCAAGTTTTTCTATGTTGCGTTGGTTTTCTCCTGGACGTACATCAACAGTGAGTGCAGTTTTAAATCTTGGATCGTTTGCTTGTGCGGCAGTTGGTATGTAACCTGATGCTTCTGCTATACGTTGTTCTTTGACTTCATCTGAGTATTCAATATCTTCTGCATCAACAATCACTGCATCCAGTGTGTCCATGCCTGCTTTACGAGCGGCATGCATTCTGTGATGTCCATCTAATACTTGATAGCCTTTAGGATCTTTGCGTACAACAATAGGCGGGCCATCCCAAGTTCCTGCTTTCATCTGCAGTGCAATTTTCAGCATACTATCTTTGTGATGTATGTCATCCATCTTGCTAGACGGTTCATAGCCAAACAGACTGTCAACTGGCACAGGTTTACTAGGACGTTTTTGATAACTGTCAGGTACATCTGCACCAAAGTACGCAGGGTCTGTGTACAGTGTGATTAGTTCTTTATTTTCAAACCAGGTTGCTTTCATAACAACGTATTTATCAGATGCTACCTTGCTTTCTTTTTCTTAGATGCGCCTGTTGTCTTAGCAAGTACCTTTGCACTTCGACGTTCTGGTGGAAGATCTGCTTGTTGTTGTGGCATAGTACCTTGTTCTATTTTGCCTTGTTCTGGATCAACTTGTACAGGTGCAGTATCTTTTAATTCTGCATGTAGTGCTCGATAGGTTGCATCTTGTCCAACTGCATCATATGTGTATGTACCTGTGTGTTTTAATAGTATACGTTTGTCAACCCATACTTTACCACCTAAGTCTCTCCAGTTCTCGCAAAATGTCCAGTCTTCACTATAGTATCTGCCTTCTCTTACATCAGTATCAAAGAATGTTTTCATGTCTTTGTTAAGTTCTTCTGGCAATCCTATATCGTTTATAAATGGAACGGTTGCTGGATGTTCAACTAATTTTTCAAACACATGACGTTTGATACACATAAAGCCTGTGCCAGTTTTTGAAACTTCAATTAGTCTACCCAAGTCTTCTTCTTCGCCATTTTCTACTGCATTTATGCACCATTTTATTGGTAAGCCTTTAAGAGGATACATGCCGCCGATTACATCTTTGTCGTGGTGTAACAATAACAATAGGTGCCACGGCTCCCATCCAATGTCGCTATCGATAAACATTAAGTGTGTTGATTCTTTGTTGGCTAAAAACTTTGCAACCATGGTGTTTCTTGCACGTGATATTAGACTTTCATTTGTAAGTGTTTCTACAGTAAAATCAATACCAAGTTGTCGTGCAGTATTCCCCCAACGTACAAAACTCATAAATGTTGATTCTGTCAACATACCACCATAACATGGCATACAAATATGCACTTTGGTTTTCTTCAATTCTTCAATGTTAATTTGTATCTTGTTTGGATCTTGTGCTGAATCAACTTGCACATCATTTTTGCTAACTATTTCGCTAGTAGTTTTTATTGGATCAGCCATAGGTTCCTCATGTGTTAATTATATACGTATTTAATGATATAGATAGTGTAGTGTGAATTTATTTGATGTCACCAACAGTAACGCCTGTTGTACGTTTACCTTGCATAAGATCATTGAATGTTTTTACAAACACTTCTTTGCGAGTTATCTTTTTGTCAATAATTTTTTGTGTATCGGCATCTTTTGTACTGTAGATATCCATAAACTTTTTTGCCATCTTTGGCGAAACTTCTATAGTTGTTCCATCGTCAAATTTGATTGGAAACTTTTGTACATCATCTCGACTGGCAATGTTATCCAGTACTCGTAGCGGACGACTTTGGAATACATATTCTTGTAGTGTTTCATCTTCTGGCAAATAGTCTTCTGTCTTTGGCTTTCTACTGTTGAAGTAACTGTCCATCTCTTGATCAATGGTTGGTAACTCTTTTGAAAATCCTGATTCGTTTGATATATCAATTTCAACATTTTTTTTAATTGGTCGTGCACCACGTTTGTTTTTAAAACTCTGATATTGTCTTAGTGCACCAACCAGTGACTCCATAGCACCTGATTTGTAAATCACATACTCTAAATTGTCATAGTTCTCGTCTTCAAGCATGTCAGCAAGTGTACGCAGTTTGTCACCAAGGTTGCTTTTTAAACTTGCTTCACTGTGTGAACCCATACCACCTGCTGGTAGTATTGCAACTTCATCTCCCTTGTTGATAATCTTTGTTTCCATTGGTTGTCCAGACATTGGAGCACTCAAAGTAAAGTTTCCATGCTTCACTTTATCCTGATTTTGAAACTGCGGCCTAATAGTATTCATGTCAAAGTTATACTTCTTTGCCGCAACACTCATTTTTAATCTATCTACAGGTTTACCGTTTGAATCACTGATTGAAATTACTGGATCTTTGACTCCCATGAGAGAATCTTGTGCTTCGTGCATCGAATCTTTCATAAGTTCGCCATCTGGCATTACATGATAACCTTTAGGAATCGGCTTACACTTCTTGCTCATTCTACAATAGTATTCACCTGGCCCGCACTTTTTATCTTCGGCCATTGCTTTGTTAAATCTTGCTTCTAAATCACCATCATCATCACCATCTTCAAGTTCACTTGATAACTCACCGTAAGGCGTATCACGCTCAAGTTTACCACGACTGTTCATTCTTATACTACCCATTGGCATTGATATATCTTGTTTTTCTTCTGCCAGGACAGTATCAAATATTTCAACTGCTTTGTTGATCATTGGTTTTGAATTCATTGGATACAGATTAACAATTAGATCTTCTTTTTCTTCTGGTGACATTCCTGGCCACTTACCACGTATTTCTGTAGCACTGGTCATGCCAGGACCAAACTGCACTGTAGGCAAGTAGGTCATAAAGCCATGTTGTTTCATGTTTTCAGGCTTTTGTCTTTTTAATGGTTGTAAGTAACTTGCACTGCCATCTTTTTTAAATCCACCTGGCATAGGTGCTACGCCACTATCCTTATCACTACGAACAAAAATAAGTTGTGTTGTTTCAGGATCATACAAGTCTGTGATCTCTCGTGGTTGAAACGGCGACTTTACTTGCACAAATCTGTGTGCAGGAATACCTGCTATACCAGCAAGTGATTTCTTCAATTTGAAAGGAAATGGTCTGTTGCTTTTGTCATCAGTTGCGGCAATGAATACATCTGCTCGAGGAAACTGTGCAACGGCCGCATCATACAATGCTTTATGTCCTGCATGAAAAGGATGAAATCCTCCGGGTATGATGACTAATTTCTTCAACATCTCTTCTTCCTAATAGCTCATTGTTATTGGGCCGATGACACCACTTGTAAATTGAGTTACAATAGCTCTTACCCATGTGTACTTACCAGGCAAATATATACTGTAATCGGTTGTGATTGCACTTGATCCATCAATACTGCTGTCACCCGGAAACGTATACACGTCAACCCAGTCTGCTTCTATCAATGCATTTGGGTATTCTGCAGGATAACTGTCAGCAGTTTTTGCATCAGTATCTAAACTTGCCTGTACGGTTACCACACCAGGAAAGTCGTTTGCAATAAAACGTATGTTTTGTCCATTGCCCTGTCCAAGATAGTAGCCCACACCTTTTTGCCTAGTGCCTGTAATGCTGGTGGTGCCAGCCACATATGCTGTTTCTGCAATTAATACAAGACTGCTTGACTTCATGTTACTCTGCTTTTGTTAGTTCAACAAGAACGTTTGCACTTCCGCCTTCAGTTGCTAGTTGCGTAATTACTGCTTCTAACTGTGAAATTGTATCAGCAGTAAGTATGTCTCTTGCAGGAGCATCGTCACGTACTAGTTCGCTAAGTGTTATTGTAATTGATGTTGTGTTTATCTTTGCCATGCTGTTATTTATCGCTTTCTAGTGTTGTCTCGTTTACTACTACAATCCCATTTGCATCAACTTCGCCACCACTGACAGTGGTTTTTGGTTGCGACTTGAAACTGACTCTACGTTTCTTGCCTTTGATAAACAAGTCACATGTTAGATGACAGTTCTCTAATTTCTCAAACAGTATTTTTTTACTCAACGGCACCTTAATAAGTTCATCAATCTTACGTCCTAACGGTCTTGCACCCATCTTTGGATCATACCCTACTTCCACTAAATGATCAACCAATTGTTCTGTAACAATTATATTAATGTTCTTTGTTTTCAAGTTTGCACGTAATTCATTGATAAACTTTGCAACGATTTTCTTTATTGCCATTGGTTCCAAAGTCTTGAATTTTGTTATTAAATCTAGTCGATTACGGAGTTCAGGCTTGAAGAAATCTTTAACTGCTTTATCTTCGCTTCCTGTTTTTGTTAAGACTTGTCCAAAACCGATGTTGTTGTTTTCATTGTCACGAGCTCCAAGATTTGATGTCATAATAATCACTGCATTTCGCACATCAACAGTCTTTCCATTAGAACCAGTTATCTTACCTTCATCCATCATTTGTAAGAATATATTTGCCACATCGGGGTGTGCTTTTTCTATTTCATCAAACAATAAAACACTATATGGATTTTTACTAAGGTCAGCAATCAGTTTTCCTCCGCTAAGTGTGCTATCATCGTAGCCAACAAATCCAGGAGGTGCTCCGAGTAAACTTGAAACAGTGTGCTTATCTTGGTACTCGCTCATATCATATCTTAACAGGTGCATATCAAGATTTGCACTTAATAATTTTGCAAATTCTGTTTTACCAGTTCCTGTTGGACCTAAGAATAAAAATGCACCCATTGGGCGATTTGGAGTGCTTATTCCTGCATAGTTCACATACAGTCTTTCGAGTACACTATCAACCACATGGTCTTGTCCAAATAGTTTTTGTTTGATATTAGCATCAAGATCTTTTACTCTATCACTTGCATCACTTGCTACTTTGGTTTCTGGTATATTTGCTATTCTTGATACCTGTATGTCAATTAGATCTGCAGTGACAACTAATCCTTCTTGATCCTTTACACGTTCAGTTGCACAGGCGCCGTCAATAAGATCAATGCTTTTATCGGGATTTTTCTTGTCATTCATATACCTAGTAGCAAGTTCTACTGCTTTGACAATTGCATCTTTATCAATTTGTATATTATGAAATTTTTCTAATCTTGGTTTAAGTCCTTCTAGTATCTTTACAGTAGTTTCTTTGTCTGGTTCATCAATGCTTACTCTATAAAAGCGTCTCATCAATGCACGATCTTTTTCAAAGCTCTCGTAGAATTCTTCCCATGTCGTACTGGCAATCACTTTCAGGTTACCTTTGGTAATCGCAGGTTTGATCATATTTGAAAAATCTAAACTACTGCCACCAGTTGACCCAGCACCTTTCATTGTATGTGCTTCGTCGATAAAAAGTATACAGTTCTTTTTTGTTTCCAATGCTGAGATAATGTCTTTAAGTTTTTCTTCAAATTCGCCACGGTACTTTGATCCAGCAAGTAAACTGCCTATCTCCAACCCCCATACTTCAAAGTCTTTCAAAAACTTTGGCACAGTATCGTCTTTAATTCTTGTTGCTAAACCTTCTGCAATGGCAGTCTTTCCAACACCTGGATCTCCGACCATCAATACATTACTTTTGAATCTTTTTGCAAGCACTGTTACAATTTCTTCAATTTCATTTTCTCTGCCGATTACCGGTTCAAGTTTATCATCTTTGGCTTGTTTACTAATATTGATGCAGTGTTCGTCGAGTATTTCAGTTGCGTGTGAAACGTCTAATGTGCCTTTTGTTTTGCCACCATATGAATGTTGCCAATGCATTGTGAATTCTTTTTTATCCAAACCATGCTTTAACATAAAGTAACTTGAATGACTGTTTGTTTCTGCCATAATAGCAAGCCATAGGTCAATGGTTTCCATACTCCGTCTACCACTAAACATTACCTGTGTCAAACTTCGATTGAATACTCTTTCAAGAGCATTGGTTTTCTTTGGTTCTTTTTTTGCACTTGTGCTTACAAGCATTGCTTGGTTGTTGATAAACAATTCAATATCATGTATAATAGCATCAGACGATGAACCATATGAGTCAATGCACCGCTTGAATTTTGCATGCTTAACCAGTGCAAGTGTTAGATGTTCAACGGTTACGTACTCATGGTTTTTGTCTACAGCAATTTTGTGTGCGTGTCCGAGTATTTTTTCTATTTCTGGACTATGTTGCATGTTACTCCTTATTATAGTATTTATTGAGTGTGTTGCTTGATAGCACGAATTATACTGTCAGGTATATCTTGTGGTATCTGTGCCTTTAGTTTTACAAATATGTCTCCAGGATTATGACCAATACGTTGAACTCCACAAGAAGCCAATCGCATAACACTACCTGGGTTTGTCCTTGGAGGAATATTTAAATTATAACTTCTGCCAATGATATCAATCACTGACACTGCGCCTCCAATAATCAATGTCCATATGGGCACTGACTTTTCAGTATGCATGTCGTTACCATGTCTTTGCCATTGCGGATGTGGCTTTAGTCTATAGTTAATTACTAAATCGATTCCATTTGGTCCAAGTTTTGGATATCTTATGTGTTCTCCGTCTACAACTCCAGGCGGAACGTCAACTTCGATTGTGTTTTGTCCTGCACTCATTTGTAATGCAAGAGCACGTTTACCACCTTTTATTGCATCTGCCAAATCAATTGCCATGGTGATTCTTGCCTCTTGAGGACGTTGCCTTGCATTTGGGTTCATACGTTGACCAAATACACTGAATATAGTATCAAAATCAAAAGGTTGACCCTGTGTTTTACTAAAGCCAAATCCTTGTTGCTTTTGATCCGTTGATCCAGTATGATCATAATATGCACGTTTGCTTGGGTCTTTTAGTATATCATATGCATTGCTTATTTCTGCAAACTTGCTTGCATCGCCACCGCGGTCAGGATGGTGCTCTTTGGCTTTTTCTTTATAAGCTCGCTTGATAGTATCAGCAGATGCGCCTTTGGCAACACCTAATGTGCTATATGGATTATTCATAGTGTATTATACTATTTTTTTTGTGGGTTGTCAAGCTCTTCTGTTACAGACTTTTCATAGTAAAGTATGATTTTGTTTTGTTCTTCGATGTATAACTTTATCTCTTCCATGTTTATTGCCAGTGCTTCAAAACTTTTTGGATCAAGTGCGTACACAACAAAACTTCCTTGCATGTCTTTTACACGTTGTATAACTTCTTTCAAGTTCTTTTCTGTGATTACAACTATGTTTGCATCTTTAAGCGATAGTACTTTTGGTCTCGGCACAACTTGAATGGTTGGCTTGTACACTTCGACTTGAGTTACAATTTCTTTTTCAGGTTTCCAGGAGCAACTACTTAACAGTAGCAGACTCAATAGACTTGAAAAAACTATCAATTTTTTCATTTATTCTCCGTTCAGATGCTAGTGGATCTGCTAAACTGTTTTTTACTAGATCTGTTTTTGCCAACAGGTCCTTGATTACTGTGTTCGCTTTACGTGCTTTTTCTAAGTTGTCTGAGAGTTCTTTAGACAACTTTGCTTGTTTTACTGCATTCTCATTCATTGCAGTGATCTTTGCTTCGAGACTTTTATTACTAGATTCTAAGTTAGCATTATTAGTTCGCAATGTTGCTATACGTGCTTGTGTATCCTTGTAATAAAGATACACTCCGTATCCGCAACCTCCAAGTATTGCAAGTATTATCAATAATGCGTATATTCTAGCCATTAGTCGTCTATCTGTACTGCTCTCATACGTGCTACCAGTCTGTCTGCACGTTTTGTTACTTGTTTGTACCAATTTGAATCAACCATTTCGTCTGCGGCTGAGTTCCAATCTTTGGCATCTACTCCACGTTTCATTCCCTTAAACTTGCTTAGTCTTGGACGACCCATGTTGAACATCATGTTAGCAATTATTAATTGGACTTCTTCTGGGAGGTCATCAAAGTCAGGATATAATCGCTCGCAGTCGGCGAGGACGGTTTGGACGTCACTGTCAAAGGCTGAATTGCATCTATCTTCTGAGACAGGCGTTCCAACTGGTTGTCCATGTTCTGGATCACTATCAATAACCAAATGACCAATACCGAAAGTAGGCAAGCCGAGATGGTCGAGGTATATTTCATTAACTGAGCCTTCGTCATATGCAATCTCTTCTCTAAGTTTATCAATGTCCATAGTTCTTTCCTTCTATTACGTTGGTATTTATGTACTTTGCGGCCTCTATATGTGCTTTTTCCAGTGGGTGTCCGCCTGGGCCAACTGGGTAATCATGTTTGGCAGTCCATTCTCTGAACGTGACTCCTTGAAATTCTGTTATAGTAGGAACCACCGATTTACTTAAAACGTCAATGGATTTTTGCCAATGATTCTGTAATTCAGATTTGTATGTTCGCAAATTGTCAAATGTTGCTTTGAATGTTGAATCATGGCAGGTGAATATAAAATCTATTTTGTACTCACGTAACAAAGCTAAAACTGAATGTATAATTTGAAGATTACGATTTAGATTCCATATGTTATTGTCAAAATTTTTATAATAATCTGTTTCAAATTTTTGCTCTATATATCCAGGACATATTGTACTCCAAAGATCGTCGTGATCTAAAAAATCAAATCTTCCAAAATAGGTCCAATTTACTATAAAAAGATAATTATCTGCTGAATTTATATGACGGTTAACCTGGTTACTAATAAATTGGTTTCCACGTCCTCCCATAGCACGGCAATCATATTCTATACCCAATTGATGTGCAAGCAAGGCAGGCCAAGTTCGAGTACTGTGAGCGAATGGATTTCCTTGAAGCAATTGCGGAGGGCAATCAGTCAGCTCATCACCCCTAGTGAAACTGTCGCCAAAAGCAACAACTTTTTTGTAAGTCATTAACGTCCTGCGTTTGCTAATAAATTTTGTATATCTTTGGCTTTTTTGCCTTTGTTGTATATAGCCTTAGGAGGAATACCAGCAAGAGTTCTTGCTTCATTGAGCTCGAACTGCTCACGTTCTCTATAGGTCTTAGGTGAAGTAGGTACGAGCATGTTAAACTGTTCCACAGTAAAAGGCATTTCTTTGCCTCTGTAGCCCATGGTCCAACCATCACCTTCATACTCTGTAAGTGTGTTGAAATCATCTAACAGTGTGGCTAAGTTGTCAGCAGTGTAGTTTCTACGTTTAAGTTCGATATACACAAGGAATCTATTTGGCTTTACTTCTCCAGGACTCATGTCAGCATCCAGTACAAAGTCATAACCTTTTTCAAACCAATTAACCAAGTCCACTGCGGCTTGTCTATCACGTATATAAAAACTGGCAACAACTATCTCATCATCGTCGCCCATCTTTGATGAAAAGTCATCAATATACATTGTGCTTTTCATCATACCTGCTAGGTCTTTATAGCCTAGCCCTTCTGTTAAATTAAACTTGGACATCGATATTAGTATCCATTTCTGCTTGTGCGCCTTGATCCATCACTGCCTGTTGATCCAAGTCTGCATTGTATGCATCATCAAGATCCTGCAGATCAACTGTTTCATCTTCTAGTTCTATAGCCCCAGTTCTTATATCAGTCATTAAACTTTTTGGCATAATGATTTCAACTAACCATATATCTTTCTCAGTTAGTCTAGCAACTTTTGTTCCAGGTTTAAAATCACTTGGATCTTTAACTTTAACTGGAACCTTCATCTTGGTTTTCTTCCATTTCACTTCACAATCAAATGGAAGTAAACGCATTGCTCCTCTAGGGTCTGGCATAAGTTTTGCAGGCCATAAAAATGTACAACTTGTTTTATATGGACCTTGTTCTGGACCAGCAACAAGCTCTCCTAGTTCCCAATTGCGGAATGCAAATATATCTAGTTCGTTCATCACACGTTCAAAGTCTAACAGTACCTGCATACTGCCATCGCTCATGTAGATGCCTTTGATATTGTCTGCAACCATCCAATAGTCTGAACCGTCTTTAAAAAATTCTGAATCGCTTAGTGACATTTGTGGCCTTTTGTTTTACGTTAACAGTATTTAGTCCAATATTGAATTGTGGCCGCTAATATATTTAGCAGTGCATATCCAAACTTTACACATGTTATTTCTTATTTGTTTTTGTTTTAAATATTATTGTGGTAGCGAATAACCTTTAACCTAGGAGATACAATGTCTCGAGCTAAACGTAAAGCAAAATATCAAAGACAACTACAACAAGACAACACAATAAATTTTAACCAAGCACTAAAACGCAAACACATTGAACTTCATCCGAAGTCAATCAATCAAGAAAACCTTATAACCAGCCTACTAGATCCTCAAACCAACATCACTGTGGCAACTGGACCTGCGGGCACGGGTAAGACTTATCTTGCAATGTTAGCGGCTATAAAAGCATTTAGAGATGGTGCGTGTGAACGAATTGTACTGACCCGCCCAGCAGTGGGTGTTGATGATGAAAAGCATGGTTTTCTGCCTGGGGACTTGAATAGTAAAATGGAGCCGTGGACCAGACCTTTGTTTGACGTATTGCGAGAATTCTACACTAAAAAAGAAGTAGCACGTATGCTGGACGAACAAACTATTGAAATATCGCCATTGGCTTTCATGAGAGGACGAACATTCAAGGATGCCTGGATTATAGCAGATGAAATGCAAAATGCAACACCTAGTCAAATGAAAATGCTAATGACACGCATAGGAGAGAATAGCAAAATAGTAATCACAGGAGATGTTGAGCAAACAGATAGAACTGTACACAACAACGGATTGATCGACCTATGTAAACGTTTAGAAACACATCGTGATGGACTAAGTGTATGCTATATGAACAATAGAGATATACAAAGACATCCTATCATTGATACAGTATTGGAGATCTACGCAACTTAAAAATTGGCTCTGGGAGAAGGATTCGAACCTCCAAGGTTAAATATATTGCAGTACATTCAACCACACGGTTAACAGCCGTGCGTGTTTACCAATTTCACCATCCCAGAGTATTCTTTAAACCTTGCTTGTTTTTTCTAGTGCAGGAATCATACGTGTAACACCTATGCCTCCGCCTACTCTTTGGAAGAAGTCAAACTCTAAAAATTTTTCTAGTTCTGCTTCTACACGTTCTTTGCCAAACAGTTCGAACAGTAGTTTTGAGTATGCACCGTCTGTAATTGAATGGAATGTATCACGCATCATATCAACATCACATGAGCGTTCTGCTGATCCAATAGTTTCCATACCACCTAGTATAACGTCCATCTTCTTTGCTGTGTTGCCGTCATCGTTTCTAGCCATATTCCAAAATGGGCTTGTAAGTTCAGGAAAGTTTGTAATAATAGTTTGCCCAAACTCTTTTTCCATGTCTAATTCCTGTTGTGCTTCCATTTCTGTATCAGCACTTAATCCATAATGTTGTTGCCATTCAGCATAAGTCTTTTCTGTTAGTGTACCAAATCCTAAGTATTCGCATAGTTCATATTCCATTGCTTTTAAGTCGTCAACATTGCCTGGCATCTCAAATTCAAACATTGGAAATATTATATCATGTCTGCCGGGTATTGCATTAGGCTCTTGTCTGTAGGATGTGGAGACACAAAAAAAGCCCTTTGCTGAGGGCTGACTTAGTAATTCATGTTCTAACC